CTTCTGCATCTATTTTATGATGAAACCCACATTTACTACAATCTATCTCAATCGTTTCTTTTAATTTTGGTAGATTATTGAAGAATTCTTCTACTCGGCTAAACTGTTCTTGATTCATCCCTTCTACAAACTCTAATAATTCACCAGGTTGTGATTCGTGTGCATAATAAAACTGTTCACCGTCATAGATGTATTCAATAGATTCTGCAATCATATTAAAAGTAACTTCATTAATAGATTCAAAATTGACAGAATCTTTTACAATATGAAATTCTGGATACTTTAATTTAATGGTGATTTTATCATCCATTTGTATTTCAGGAGAAACTTCTTTTTCCTGTGTAACTTTGATGTCAAGTAAATTGATGTTGGCTTCCATAACATTACCACACTCTTTACCATCTATTTCATTGTTACATTTGTATCTAGATTCTACCACTTCACCGACCGATTTAGCACGAAGATTAATAAAGTAATATTCAACATCAATAATTGGTAGTTTATCAATGTCAATATTTTCTGTCAAAGTGCAATTATTTAGTATATCACTTACACTCTGTTGAATCGTAGAAGCATCACCAGATTCCATTGACATTAACAAATTTCTCTGTTCTTTAACGAGAAACGGTCTATATTTAATTTTCTTTTTTGAAACCGGCAATTCTATTTGATATGTCGGCACATCAAGTTTGGGTAAAGCCATAATTAACTCCTATAATGAAATCAGTTTAAAAACCAGGGGAACCACCAAATACGCTTGAAACAACATCTGTAAGACCTTGTTGTACCAAATTTTGAACAATATTTTGTAGAGAATTGTTCTGCCATCTGGTATATGCAAAAGATACCACCAATTTATGGTGTCCATCGGATGACCAATCTAAATCTAATTGATTCATGGAAATAGGATAAGCATCATACAAATTAACAGAATATGATAAATTATTTGTAACATCATACTGATTAACTGTAATTACTGTTGCATAGTTACTTTTATATTGGTAGTTGAAATTGAAAGATGGATTAATTAACTCTAACCATCTATCGAAAAAAACTTTCTGTGTCATATCATCATCAACAATAAAAGTTAAATCTAAGTCATTAAATGTTGTAAGATACGGATATTTTTCAACAGGATTAGAACCAATCTTTTGTTCAGCTGTAGCAAATGTTCTACCTGGTAATTGAGCATTTTCACAACGGTATGTTAGATTTCTGGCATCAGTTACATACGGAATTAAAATTAAAGGTGTGGCAATATTAACATCAAACCTACTTGGTCTGGCTAAATCATTCTTAAAACTGGCTCTAAAATCGTTAATTGTGCCTGCCATTACTGTGTCCTTATTTCGTTAACCGAATCTTGCCATACTTCATTAACAGTTGCTTTTCTAAATTGCTGTATTGGCAAGAATACCGCAATATCCCATTCGTTTGGCTGAACGGCAAGTATCCTTGATTGGACGTACCCGTTCAAATACTTTTTAAAACATGGCTTGAACTCTTTAAACCGCTTGGAGGACGTTAAAATGTCATAACTGACACGCATACGCTTTATATCATCATTTTTATCAAGGGTGGCGTATTCCATCAATTTATCCATAAATGCCACTCTGTATTGAATTGGTAAATAATGAAGGTTCAATCCACTAAAACCATCAGGTTGTATATCTAATACCAAAACCAAAGGGAATCTATCGTAATAATCCATCTTTTCTTTTGTTTTGGGATCATAATAGAAATAATATAAACCACCAACCTGAAACTTATTACGCTTTCTAAAATCTTCTCTATTAATCATAGAAGCAATCCCATAAGGATTACTTAACTCTGAAATCTTTTTAGTTAACCACTTAATGGATTCACGACCCATTGTTTGTAACTGAGCTGTGGTTTTCTGTTTTGCTAATTGTGTAAGTTTAGATGCCATAATGATTATTTATGTCAAAGTCCTAGATGTTCTTCTGTAAGTATTTTGAATTCCCAACCACGGTCAAGGCAGTATTCAGTTGCAGCTTTCCACTTAGATTGGTTAACACCATACGTTTTAACCTCGTTGATGTATTGTTTCGTAATTCTTTTCTTTTTTTCTGGTTCTTGTGTCTGTCTTTTTGGTTTGACCTCAAGCATCATTGTTTTTAATGTGTTTTCTTTGGTTCTGACCTTTACAAGAAAATCTGGAAAGTAACGGTGCCATCTTCCGTCAACCGGAGATACATAAGGAATTGTTAATTCTTCACTTGCCCATGATATAATATTAGAATTTTGGTCGAGCCAATTCATCACTTTGCACTCCCATGAAGAGCGGTAAATGATATTATCAGAATCCCCAATATATTTTTGAGGATTTTTAGGTGTAAATCGTCCAGAATATGCCATAAATACTATGTATATCAATTTTTAGGATAACCAATGGCTATTATCTCAATTCCAAGTTCAATAGGTGGTGTAACCATACCTGGTACCGCAACGAACGGACCTCTAGGTATATTATTTAATAATCCATTTACACAAGATAACTTACAATATCCTAGAGATTTACAATCTAATGCTCGTGGTCATTATGTAACATTTCTTATCAAAGATATCAATCCAGTTGGTTATCAATCAGATGTGGAATATACTCTAGGCACAGGATTATTAAATGCCGGAATTAATTTAGAAAATCAGATTACAGATAAGGTACAAGAAATCACCGGCAAACAACCTGTACAAGCAGCTGCCTCAACTTTAGAACCAGAAACATTTACAAATCGGGGTTCTATTTCTCTTTATATTCCAGAAACAATGAATTTTAGTTATGGTATGGGATATAATGATAATGTTAGTGCGACAGCAATAGGTGCAAATGCTTTAGGAGCGGCTCTTAATGTTGTTAAAAAATATATTCCGGAATCATCTGGTAAAGTTGGGCAAATTGGTAGAGCGATATCATCTATTGTAGAAAAAACTGCATCACCAGATTTAATCAAATTAGGACTCAGTAAAGCCGGTTTAGCAATCAATCCAAAATTACAAATTTTATTTGAAGGTATTGGATTTAGAAGTTATCAAATGACGTTTACATTTACACCATATTCAGAAGAAGAAGCCAAAGCTGTTACTAATATTGTAAATACATTTAAAAAGTATGCTTCTCCGAGAATAGTTAAAGGTAATACTCTTGGTATGTTTTTTATTCCACCAGCAATTTTTGAACCTAAATTTTATTTTAATGGTCAGGAAAATAAAAAAATTAATGCGGTAAATCAAAGTGTTATTACGAATATAGAAGTAAATCATGCACCTAATGGTTGGGCAACTTTTAATGATGGTACACCAGTTCAAACAACACTTTCATTGGCATTTAAAGAAATTTCAATTCTTGACCGTGATTCATTAATAACAGGAAACTATTAATGCAATACTTTAATACTTTACCAAAATTACTTAAAACAAGTGCGACAGGCCAATCTATATTGATGACCAACTTGATGGCAAGGTCAAGTGTCATTCCATCTTTATTGAATAATGCTTCTTTGTTTTATCAATATGATATTCAAGACGGTGATACACCAGAATCAATTGCATACAAATACTATGGTGAATCATATCGTTATTGGATTGTTTTATTTGCAAATCAAATTATCGACCCACAATGGCAATGGCCAATGAATAATAATGTATTTGAAAGTTATTTAAACAACAAGTATCCATCAACTAATGTATATACAACAATACATCATTATGAAGAAATTTTGACACAAGTAGATTCTGGTACAAACACAACAACAGTTGAAACTATTGTTATTGATGAAACTACATATAATTCATTAGTAACATCAACAAAAAGTTATTCTTTACCAACCGGTACTGTAACTGTAACAGTTAGTAAAAAAGCAGTTAGCATTTATGAATATGAACTTGATTTAAATGAAAAAAATAGAAATATAAAACTATTAAATAATAATTATGTAAGTGAAATAGAAAACGAATTTCAAACTTTAATGTCTGCTTAATTTATGGCCTCTATTGATAACAATTTTAGTCCTGCTCAAACACCTTCAGGTATTTTTTACCCACAGGATTTTTCATTAGAAAAACTTGATTTTATTAATTCAAGTGGTCAACGATTCAAAATGACAAAACTAATGGTTGAATTGTCTTATTACGAGGACATTTATAGTTTTTGTGCTTCTGGTTCGGTAACAGTAAGAGATGCACAAGGCTTTATTGAATTGTTTCAGTTGTCTGGTTCTGAATACATAGAAATTAATTTTGGTAAAATTAAAGGTTCAGCCAACTCTGACGACCAAGTTTTTCATGTGTATAAAATAGGTAAAAGATTACCAACAGGTAACTTAAATGATGAATTTTATACAATATACTTTTGTTCAGAAGAATTGTATCTATCAGAACAATTAAAAATCAGTAAATCATTTACTGGTAAAAAAATATCAGATATTGTTAGTAACGTATTGACAGATGTTTTAAAAGTCCAAAGTTCAAAAATTAATGTGATTGAACCAACCACAGGTGTATATGATTTTATTGTACCTAGATTTAAACCTTTAGAAACTATCAGTTGGTTGTCCACTTATGCAAGGCCTGAAAATGGTAATGGTTCTGATATGTTATTTTACGAAAATCGTTATGGTTATAATTTTAGGTCATTACAATCAATCTATAAAGACCCTGTATATGCAACTTATAGATATCAACAAAAGAATTTAAATAAAAAACTTGAAGAAACACAA